TGGGCTAGAGGGTCTGCGAGGAAGTGGCAGACAGCGAGGGTCGACACCTGCGATAGCCGAGTAGTTTGGTACAAGCCAGCTATTCAGATTTTGCAACAGGATACATCACTTGTAGAAATCATCACCTCGGTGATGTTGGTCGTTCTTTTGTTTTTAGGATATATATAAAATATCTACTTTTTTATACAAGTTAGGATTGATATATATAAAATATATACAAAATGTATAGTTAATTACACATTTACCTACAAGTTGTATTTTGTAACATAAAAGATACCTAAAAGTAGTTAATGCAACAAATACGATACATTAGGGAAAATACTTAACACTTATTTGTAGAACTCGTATAAGATTATTAAAGTTACAAGGGGAAAAAATGAAAGTAATAAAATCTGAGTTCTGGCATATCTTACAAAAGCATATAGCGTTGAGAAAAAAATGAGTGCTTGGCTAATTATCGTTACAGGCTTAATCTATGCCTATATTGGGTGTGAACAAGCCCTAAAAGGGAATATGCCTATGGCAGTTGTATATACAGGTTATGCGTTTAGTAATGTTGGTCTCTACATCTTGGCGAGTAAATAATGCATTGGAATCATAGAGTGGTAGACTTTTCAGATGAGAACGATGGAGAACCTTGGGTCGAAGTTTGCGAAGTCTTTTACGATAAGAACCATGAGCCTTATCTATATACAGCAAGAGGTGTTGGTGTAATGGGAGAAAATAAAGAAGAAGTAAAAGAGACTTTGTATAGAATGTTAGATTGCTTAAATAAGCCAGTTCTTATGAAAGCAGACTTTAATCAAAACATAAAGGTGTGGATGGATGTTGATACAGATCAAACGAATTAGAGAAAACATAGATGGCTCTGCTAATGTAGAGGTAGTGTTTGATAGTCAGGGTCATAAAATGTTGTTGCAGCATGGTTTAGAAAGTATGTTGGTAAAGGCAATAGAAAACATGAAAGGGAAAAGGGATGGAGTTCAATCTGTTTTGGGCGCAGTACCCCAAAAAGGTCGGAAAGCTAACAGCAAAAAGATCGTGGGAAAAACTAAGTCTAGACAACCAACAAAAGGCACTAGAGGCAATAGTAGAGCATCGTAAGTATTGGTCAGCAAAAGGAACTGATTGGGAGTTTATTCCTCATGCATCTACCTGGTTAAATCAGGAAAGATTTGAGGATGAGCTTGTTATCGAGCAGAAAGAGAATAAAAGACCTCCTTTACCTTGGTATGCAAGCGATGAACTTACTTTAGCCAAGGGCAGAGAACTAGGATTAAACCCATATGCAGGAGAAACTTTCGCGCAGTTTAGGGCTCGGCTCTCATCTAAGATTGGATCTGTAGGAGCAGGTGCATGAACTACCTATCAGTATGTTCTGGCATAGAGGCAGCTACAGTAGCTTGGCATCATATGGGGTGGAAGCCTGTAGGCTTTTCTGAAATAGAAAAATTCCCAAGTCAATTGCTTGCACATCATTATTCGCAAGTAACCAACTTTGGCGATATGACAAAATATAAGGAGTGGCAAATAAATGACTCAATCGGACTTTTGGTCGGAGGAACTCCCTGCCAATCATTCTCTGTTGCAGGACTTAGGAAAGGACTTGAAGATCCAAGAGGCAATCTTGCTCTCACCTATGTTGGAATTCTTGACCACTTTAGACCCAAGTGGTTCATTTGGGAAAATGTGCCAGGTGTCCTTAGTAGCGGGGGGGGGCGAGACTTTGGCAGCTTCCTCGGTGCGTTGGGCGAACTCGGGTATGGGTGGAGCTACAGGGTGCTTGATGCTCAATACTTTGGAGTCGCACAAAGACGCAGACGAGTGTTTGTTGTCGGACATTTTGGAAACTGGAAGCCTACCGCAGAAGTATTATTTGAATCAAATTGTATTAAATGGTCTGAGAAAAACAAAATTCAGAAGTTACCTAGAAATCGTGTACAGCCCATCTTCAATCTCAGGATGTCTGAGGGCGCAAGGAGAGACATACAAAATAGGCATACCATTAGAAATTTAACACCTAAGGAATATGAAAGATTACAGGGCTTTCCTGATAACTATACAAACATCAAAGAAAACTGCCCTGATGGAGCAAGATATAAAGCATTAGGTAATTCAATGGCTGTACCAATAATGAGGTGGATAGGTGAACGAATTAACTCATATGAGACAATGCGGAGTCCGACAACTGTGCAAATGGAGATCGGATTGGGGATTGCAGAAGTTTAGGAAATATTTATCAGATAAAAATCTTGATACAAATTTACTATCAGACTTCCAAGATCAATGGTTAAAAGGTAACAAGGGAGAATGGGGAAAATGGATATAGAACCAACAAAAGCAGTAGAGTACATAATGAAGTATTCAGGAGACTTTGCTAAAGCCAAGGCGAACAGAATCTACCTAGAGAACTTCCTAAAATCTAAGCGCAGTATCCTTATGTCTAAATCATCGGCTAAGTCTGTTGCAGCAGCAGAAGTAGATGCGTATGCAGACCCAGAGTATATTGGCTTGCTAGAGGGCTTAAAAGAGGCTGTGGAGTGCGAGGAAAAGATCAAATGGATGCTGACTGCTGCACAACTTAAAGTCGAGATATGGCGCAGTCTAGAGGCTACTAACCGATCTGTAGATAGTCATGCTCGATAGCGACTTTGTCTACATCTGGGCATTAATTGTGTTTCTCATAGTATACATTTCTATAAAGATTGGTACAAAATAGTGGACTCTACAAACTACAATTTATACCTAAATAGGTATAAAGAGATGCTAAAGACAGCACACCATTTATCTCAGTTGCTAAAGAAAACTAGAGAAGAAAATGCTATGCTCAGAGCAGAATTAGATAAAAAAACAGGACTAGAAGGAAACCATTAATGATTGACTATGCAGAACTCGTATTAAGACTAAAGACACTAGAGAAGGAATACCACGACTCTATGCTAAAGAAAGATGTAAAACAGGCTTTACTAGCATCAGAAGAATTGGTCGTAGTATCTAAACGAATACAAGCCTATACCAAAGCGGTAAATGTATAGAAACAAAAAACTCCTAGAAATTGCTAGACTATTACCATGTCAACATTGTGGGATAGAAGATGGCACTTGTGTTGCAGCCCATAGCAATCAGCTTCTCGATGGTAAAGGTAGAGGACTTAAATCGCATGATTATCGTATTGCGACCCTGTGTTATCGCTGCCATGCGGAGGTCGATCAGTCATGCACACTTACGAAAGTCGCAAGGATCGAGATGTGGGAGAGTGCGCATCGTAAAACCATTGGTGAACTTTTTGAACGAGGACTTGTTGTAGTTAAGTCATAACTCTAGGGGATCAAACCCTAGAGAGTCTGCTACTAATTTTGCTCTGTACTTAAAAGTTTTATCGTGTTTAGTCCAAGCACTTGTAGAGGTATTCCACCTACTAGCGTGGATCATTTCATGTGCCATACTTCTGGTCGCTGTTTCAAGCCAGCCATTTCTAGCTGCTGATATTGTGATGATGTGTTCATATTTGTCCGCGCCATCATCGTACAGGTAGGTAGCCATTGTGTCTGGATCATAGTCAACGACAAACTTAATCTGTTCTGCTAGTGGCATATTCCACTTATCAAAAGGCTCACACACCACAAGCATATTGTAGATATTCTTTAGGATAGTGGAGGTTAGTTTCATGGCATATCTACCCAATATTTATTGCCTTTGCTGTAATTTAGGCTTGGGTGCAGTAATTGTAAATTAGACCAGCAATGTAGACCGCAAACAATATCGCTTTGCAATGGAACTATATGATCTACTGTAAATCCCCATTCTTTAGCTTTTTTATAAACTGTTTCTACAAGTTCTTTTTCAAACCAAGGCGGTATTGCTTTTCTTTTGTTTGCTCTGTATTTTGCACCCCAAGAAACAACTTTTCCATAATTTTTAGATTTGTATTTTTTAAGATAAATGGCAAATTTATGAGGATTGTTTTTTCTCCATTTTGTTTTTAAATCTTTGTAATACTCTACTTTTTTTGCATAAGAGTTGTTTCTTGAAATTTTAACTTTTTCTGGATTGTTTTTTTTGTAAATAGATCTAACAAGTTTTATTTTTTCTTTGTTGTTTTCATAATAGATTTTATGTGCAATTTTTCTACAAGATTTGCATTGACCATCCAAACCATCTTTTTCTCTTGTTTTTTTTGTAAAACAAAAAAAATCTTTTTCAATTTTGCAAGTAGAGCAAATTTTCATACTTGTAATATTTCGCCTCTAAATTCTACTTCTGATTCACCGCAGACTTGAATCATCTCTGGCATTAACATTCGCCCTTTATCCCATGAAAGCATAACAAAACCTGATCGCCAATCTTTAGGAGAATCCTCTGTATAGTCAGCAAACTGTAGACTATTAGGTTCAGCTAGTGTGCCTGTTTGTACCCCCCAAATCGTCTTGGCATAGCCTGTAATCGGCTGACAAGCTAAGACATGGGTATGACCTGTAATAATGTTTGTTTGTGCTGCTACAGCGTTGTTATAGCCTGCGTATCGCCCACCTTTAAACCGATGCTTAATAACTGTGTCAGCGTTTACGAAGAAACTCCAGCACCCCTCCCATAGAGGGAAGTGGTCTTTTAGATGAAAACCTTGTACACCCTCGTAAGCAGAGGCTTGTGCAGCAAGCATAGTCTCAAATCGTGCATCGTGATTCCCAAGACAATGAATGAGTCTAGCACCTGCTGGTCTGCGTTTTTCGATCTCTCCTAAGTAGAACTTGTTTGCTTCCAGTTCTTCTTGAACAGTAGGTTTCTTATCCCAACCAATACGAGGAAAACGACTAATAGAACCACCATCAAAGGAATCCCCATTATTAACAATAATGTTCGGCTTAAAGTATTCAATAAATTTAAGGAGAGCTTTAAAAGCTGTAGTAGTATCATCAGGATAAAAATGGGCATCGCTAAAAACAATAATCCTACCTTTATCAAGATCAGTTCCCCTTCTTATGTTGATTGGTGCTTGTTGTATACGATTTTCGTTTTCTTCTTTTAACCTAGCTAATCGTTCTTCTTTTTGTTTTTTATTGTGTTCGTCTCTAAGATTAATTTTGGTTTCTAATTTAATCCCTAATTTTATTTCTACAGATCTCCTTCTATTTTGTATGGCTCTAGGGGTAAACTTAATCTCCTTAGCCATCAACATCGGGCTAGGAAATTCTTTCCATTTATCTGCAAATTCTTGGTCTGTCAGGTATAGCCCAAATTGGTTTTTCATTTCATCTCTACAATTAGTTAAGATATTGAAATAATACAGAAAATTTGATTACAATTATACAATCATAT